AATTAAACCAATTCAAAGCTGCGTGGGATTTAAATATGCGTGGTCAAGCTCACAAACTTGCTTTCCTTAATTCTGATGCATCATTCACTAACCTTTCACAAACTAACAAAGATATGGAGTGGTTAGAAGGACAGAAATGGTATTTCCATGTAGTGTTTGGTGCTTATGGATTATCACCAATGGAAGCTGGATTCTATGAAGATGGAAACAGAGCCACTGGTGAATCTCAGGAACGTGTAACTGTCAAGAACGCAATCAAACCTTACTTAGATCTTATTGAAGCTAAGATTAATAGAGAGATACTACCTGCATTCTTAGGACACGATAAATTAGAATTCAAATGGTTCCCTCATGATGATGCAGCGGAGAAAATTCAGCATGAACAAATGATGGCGAAACTTAACGCTAACGTATTAACAATTAATGAAGTTCGTGCAGAAGAAGGTCTTGAACCAGTCGAGTGGGGAGATACCCCGATGGCTATGATGATGCAGGATCGTATGTTGGAAGCTAATGGGCAAGAAACAGAAGACGGTGAAGAAGATGACGATAATGATAATAATCCAAAAGATAAGAAAGATGATAAAGAAGATTCCAAAGATAAAGATAGAGATAAAAAGAAAGAAGAAGCAGAAGAAAAGAAAGACAAAGAAATAAAGAAAGAACTCGATGCTGGCGAAGAAGTAGTTATTGAAGCTAAAGATTATGCAGATTTCTTACGTATCCGTTTTCAGAAATGGCAAACTGACGTATTCAAATTCCTTGATGATACATTAAAGGAAGAGTTTATTGAGAAAGATTATATGGAGAAAACGTTTGGTGAATTTATTCGTAGTTTGTTTAATGCAATTAATACTAAAGGTTTCAGGAAAGGTATAGGTGCAATAATAACAGCAACGTTCAAAGAAGGTATGCAGGAAGCTGAGAAAGAATTAAACGTAGATATTGGATTTGATAGTGATTTTACAGCTAAAGTGAAAGTTGTTGAAGAACAACAAGTTGAAGGATATTTCACTGCTGATGGTAAATGGGACGGAATTAAAGGTATATCTCAGGAAGCTCAGAAAGACATATTGAACATAGTGCATAAAGGATTAGCTGATAGGGAAGGTTTGAAAGTAGTTAAAGAGAACATTAAAACTAAGATGGACCAATTAGTTGGGACTGAATCTACTGATGGAAGAGCTATGCGAATAGCAAGGACAGAAAGTAACAGGATGATTAACGAGAGTAAATTATTATCCTACCAGAAATCTGGATTAAAAGGGAAAAAGAGATGGAACGCTTTTCATGATGGAAGAACATCGGATGTTTGTAAAGCGTTAAACAATGAAACAAAAGAATTAAACGAATTATTTAGACATAAAGATGGAGCTTGGCAAACACCTCCAAGTCATCCAAATTGTCGTTCTGTAATAGAATTTGTAATCGATTCAGAATAGTGTTTATATAATTCAAAAAACATAAAGGAGATAACAATGGAAAAAGCGATTAAATTATGGTGCCCAGTAACTAAGGATCATAACGGTGAATTTATTGGTATTCTTTCTGATAATAGCATGGACAGAGATGAAGAGTTCATGAGTAAAGAGTTATTACAGGATTGGGCAGCAAATAATGTCGTATTACCAGCACTTGCAAATCATACCAATAAAATGGAGAATTTCATTGGTGGTTGGACAGATTTAAGAGTTGTTGAAAAAAATGGGCATTCAGCATTAGTTGCTAAACCATTTTTCTTTAGTAAGGAAGCCAACCCGAAAGCAGCTCAAATTAAAGCTTTAGTTAATGAAGCTGTTGAGAAAGGATTAAACCCAGGTATTTCTATTGGAGCGATTCCTAAAGAATCAATCAAGAAAGATATTAATGGGAAAGAGCACATAGTTTTTACGAAGGCGGAACTTGTTGAAGCAACATGGGTTCCTATTCAATCAAACAGAAATGCAAGTTTTGGACACATTGCTAGGAGTTTTAACCTAGATGTGGAAGGTAAAACTTGTGACAAGTTGGAGGAAACAACAATGACAGAAGAAATTAAAAAGGATGAATCTCAAGCTCCTGAAGCAGCACCTGAAGGTAAACCTGTTGAGGAAGTTTTAGCTGCAGCAGAAGAAGGCGCAGTAGAAGCTCCTGCAGAAGAAGCTAAAGAAGAACCAGCAGCTGAAGCAGAAGAAGAAGCTAAACCTGAAGAATCAGAAGCTGAGAAATCATTAAGGCTAAAGCTTGAAAAGGCAGAAGCAGAATTAGAGAAATTAAAAAAACAGGCTGTAATGAAAGCAAGCGTTGAACAACCTGAAGTTCAGAAACAAATCGAACTAAGTTGGGAAGGCTTAATGAAAGCACAGTATGGAGGACAATAAAAATGGCACAAGTAGAAAAGGGTCTGGGAACAGGCGACATGAGTGATTTCGGTGCTGGCTATAAGTTTGATTCTGGATTCGGTAAAATGGGTCTATATGAAGGACAAACTTATTATGCACCAATGAGTGGAATCGACAAAAGAAAAGATATGATGAAAGCATACGCAGCAACCATTACTAAAGCACCAAGTATCGGACACAGTACAGGTGGTTCAGTAACAAGTTTCGGATTAATGCCTTCATTTTTCGACCCAGCAATCGTTGATAGAACAATGGTTGACACACCTTTAGTAAGATTATTACCTAGAAAAGCAGTTAGAGGAAGAGCATACGTATTCAATGCAGTTACAGCAAAAGGAGTTCCAACTAACGGAACAGCAGGAAGTGGATTTAAAGGAGACGACGCAGCATTAGCTGAAGACGTACCTACAAGAACTGCAACCAGCACAGTAATGAAGTTCGCATACGTAATTGGTCGAGTAACCGGTCCAGCTCTAGCTTCCGGTGAAGGATTCCTAAACTTAATGGCTGAAGATATAAGAGTATCTACAGCTAGTATGAACGAGATTTTAGAGAACGAAATCTTGAACGGGAATACTACAACTAATGCACTAGGATTTCAAGGATTAAGAGCGAGTATCAGTACAAACACAACTGCTAACGCAGGTGCAGCAATTACTCTTGACCAAATTAGAACAGATTACAATACTGTATTTGAAGCTAACGGTCATGTAGATATCTGTGTTACGGACGGAAATACACACAATGTTGTAAAGGGTTTACTTATGGACTTCCAGCGTAATATTGAACAACCAAGTGATGAACTAAAGTTCGGTTTACCTGGGGCATTCATGTTTGACGGCGCATTATGGATTCGAGATAGATTCATGCCTACAACTGCAGCATCACGTGAAGTACTTTACTTAGACCTAAGATATTGTTTCTTAGCAGTTCTGCAAGATACAACTTTCGAAGAGCTCGGAAAAGCAAACGATTCACAGAAGTATATGTTGAAATGGTACGGAGCTTTAATTGTAACAGCAGAAGGCTTAATGGCTGAACGGACAGGTATCGCATAATGGCAGCAGTAACCGCATTAAAAACTTGGGAAGTAGCACCGAACAGTGGAGTTAAGAGAGTTTACATTACTTTAGCTAATACTGTTGATGCTGGTGATACTGTTGCAATTACTCTAAGTGATTACGGAATCAGTGCAACTGGTCTTTTATCAGTTGAGAGTTGGGTACATACAACCGATGGAAGTGTTATTACAACTGAACTGAATACTTGTGCAGTTTCAGCAGGAGTATTAACTGTAACTATTGCAGCTGGTACAAACAACGATTACCGAGTAATTGAAGTAACAGGTCGTGCAGATGCAGGAGTATTCGCATAAGCGTTTATTTCATTTTTTATTTTTTTAAATTAAACAAATCATGGAGGAAAATCATAATGGCAGCAGTAAGCATATTAGAAGCATTGGAACTTAAACCAAACTCAGAAATCAAAAGTGTATTAGTTACAGTAGCAAATACAACTGATGAGGATGATACAACTGCAATTACTTTATCTGACCACGGAATTAGTGAAGATGGATTACTTGCATTACGTAGTTGGGTACATACCACATCAGGAAGTGTAATTGTAACAGATATTGCAACCACATCAGTGAGCAGTGGAACTTTAACAGTAACTTGGCAAAGTGCAAATCCAAACGCATACCGAGTAGTAGAATTAATAGGAAGGTCTACACCAGGTAGCTTTGCATAAATAAAATAAAAATAACATTACCACGGTTTACTTTATCGTGAAGGAGGAAAATTAAAATGGCACATGGAATATCACAATTAGAACAAAGAGAATGGGTTTTTAAGAAAAGAATTTATCCAACTCAACCAGGCGTTACAGCCAAAACAACTTCAGCAACATTAACTGCAGCAGAAATGTTAACAGGTATTATCACTGGGACACATTCAGAAGGATCAACACAAACTTATACAACACCAACTGGTACACTTTTAGAAGCGGCTATGCCAGGAACTATCATTACTGGATCTCACCTTGATGTTACGTTCATCAATTTAAGTGCTGCATTAGCAGACACAATTACAATTGCTGGTGGTTCAGGTATATCGATTGTTGGACAAGCAACAGTAGATTCCGCACACGCTGATAGTGAGTTCCCATCAAGTGGAACATTTAGATTCAGGAGAAGTGCAGCTAATACATTTGTTGGATATAGAATTAATTAATTTTTTAATTTTATTACCAAAACACGGAGGAAAAGACAATGTCAAAATTACTAAAAGGGAAATCACTTACACTTACATTTGGACCTGGTCAAGCTAAGAATTACCCATCTCATGGTGTTCATTATAAAGTTGGTGAAGAAGTACCAGAAGAACACTGGCACTATGCTGAGAAAGCTGGTGAAGGTAGGTATTTGGAAGAGAAAGAAGTACCAAAACCTAAACCAAAAAAAGTTAGTAAAAAGAAAAAAGAACCAGTTAAGAAAGCAGAAGAAGAACCTGCGAAAGAAGAATAATTATTACGTACTGCGTGGGAACCTCAATACCAGCAGATAATAATTAATTAGGAGGAGAATAAAATGGCAGAAGGATTAAGCGGAAGAAAATACGCAAGTTTAGTAGAAGATAATAAAACTGCAGCAGAAGCTGATATAAATACAGCACATGGGCAAGTTGCAGCAGGAATATATACAAGTTCAGATCCAACATTAGCAAATAATGATTTTGGATTTCTTAGATTAACAAGTGATGGAAAATTAATGGTTGACACAGAGTTGACTATTGATGGTAATGTAATTATAGATAATGTTGCTGTTTGGGCAACAAATATAGCTGACAGTTCAACTACAAGTTTCGCTTTAGTTGATGCAGCAGGACATCCTCAAGTAGATGTTTTAACTATGCCAGGTGGATTAGTTGGTTACGCTGAAGATACTCAACATACAACAGGTGATATTGGAATTATGCCTTTATCTGTTAGGCAAGATACAGGGAGTGCTTTAGGTACACCACTTGCTGGAACCGAAGGAGATTATCAACCATTAGTAACAAACGAACTTGGTTTCTTAGTAAACAGACCAGCTGACATAGCTGAATTTGATGAAGCAGTATCTGCTTTTGGAAATCAATTAATGGTGGAAGCCAAAAATTTTGATGATTCTGCTTTACCTAACAGTGTAGCAGAAGGGGATGCAGTGAGGCCAGCAGCTTCGTTAAGTGGTATTCAATATACAATGCCAGTTAGTGAAGATGGTAGTAAAACACCATTAGTAACAGATGATTCGGCACAAGTTGCTACGCCAGAATTCATCAATGTTGGTGGTGAATATAGGTCTGGTGCTCCAACGGTTTATACAGATGGTGATGCGACAATCTTTCAAACTAATTTGAACGGTTATTTGATGATTGATGGTGTTGGTTCTCAGAATCAAACGGTAGGTGCTTCCTCAATTGTACAGGGAGCAGAGGGAAAAGATTTTGATGGCAGTGCATTACCTAACACTGTTACAGAAGGAAATGCCACCAGAGTAGCTGCAACCTTATCAGGTGTTCAGTATGTAATGGTTGTTAATGAGGATGGAAGTGCAAGACCAGCTTATGATAGTGGTACTGATTCATTCAAACAGTTTGAAGTAAGTCCATTAAGTTCTCACCATGTTGAGGAAACATTAGCTGATGTAACCAACGAAACTAATGCTACAACATATTATTATGTAGATTTGGATGGGTATAAATTTTTTAGTTTACAAATTGAGATAGGTGCAGCAACAGATACTTGTACTGTAACTATTGAAGCAACTA